ATCATCATGTCATTAAGAGATACTGTGTCTCCATTAATATATACCCAGCCTAAAATGCGACCATACTTTTCAGATGAGTTCATCTTCTCAGTCTTAATTACAACTGACTTGGCATCTTTTAGAGCCTTCTTTAGGTATTCTTTAGACTCAATTCCAAGAGCCTTTTCCATTAAATCTTTTGTACGAGACTCAGGGGTATCAATACCAGCCAATCTCACACGGGATTGAAACAAAATATCAAACCCTAAATCAATAAGAACATCAATGGTATCTCCATCTACTACATTTTCTACTTTTCTTACATAGTATTCATACATTTTGTTCCTCTACCATTTCTTTTATTAAATAATGTATTGATGAGACATCTTTGTCTTCTGGATGTGAGCTGATCAATACATCAGTTGCACCCAAATCTGTTAAGCTATTGATTTGCTCTTTAACGCTTTCTTTGTTTCCAAATATTGTCCACTGCTCTGACCCTTTGTTGGTATGTAAAAGTCTATCAATTTCTTTTTTAGAATTATTTATAATAACACTTAAGGACAGCATCTGTTTAGAGTTTTTTATAAAATCAGGTTTGTTGTACATCTGTTTGTGCATATTAAGCATAGAAAGGTGAGTAGCCCCATATTTTTCAGCCATAGCCTTGGTCTTGCTAGAATGACCGCCCATGACTATTTGAGATACTGTGCCATTAGACATCTTAATAAATTTATTTAGCCATTCATCTGTATACTCAAGCCTTTTTTCTGCAGTATCTAGTTTGTCATTAATCCATACCAAATCATCTATTGATGTTTCTTCTTGATGTATATCACCAGAAACAATATTTAGCATAAGCCTACTAGGTGATATATCATGAAAAGATTTAGCCATCATAGCACAGTATTCAGGACTTATTGCGTATGTTCTAATAGCTGGCATATATTTAAATTTATGGTTAGTATCTAAAACACGTGCTGCCTTAATCCAATTATCATCTATTTTAGAATGATAGACAAGAAGAATAGATTCGTAACCAAACTCATCAACTACTGCAGAAATTGTTTTTAGATGACGGGTACTAGTATCTTTACCCCTTTCCATCCAGTGAAATCTCATACACAAATATCTTTCTTAATTTTATTATTTTGCATTAGTAGTCTTTACCTTTTGCTTTATTTTCAATTAATTTATCACGTTCATCAACTACGCTAATCATAAAGGACATCATCTTATTGTATCCTTCTGGATTATCCATAATCTTATTATAGTGATGACCGCAGAACATAAGATCACCATTAAGGCCAGTGACCTTAACTAGGGCTTCTGCTGCACACGAATCACAGCGATCTGTTGCTTTAAGTATCCACTCTTTTTCTACAACTTCGTCTGTAATCATTGTACTCATAGTATACCTTTACTTTCTGTTATCTGTAGAATAGTAGCCAGAGCCATTGAATACAACTCCTACATTAGAGTATACACGAACTAACGTATGATTACAAGTCTCACATGCATACCCTGGGTCAGAATCATTAATTGATCTTTCCTTAACAACTCTGACACCACAGGGCATACAATCATATTCGTATAAAGCCATATTACTTTATTTTCTTTCCAAATTTAGCCCATACTCTTTCGTGAAGAAAATATCCAATAGCTTCCCAACCAATGTATAACAATGCGCCAAGGCTGGCGTATTCCCATTCACCAGTAAACAAATAAATAACTCCAGCAACACCAACAAGATGGAATGTCTCCCAGCTTAATGTTTTGAGAAGTGTTTTCTTTGTTGATTCCATATTACTTTCCTCTTAATGCTTTTAGAGTTGCCTGATCTACTATTCCTGTTACTGGAAGACCAGACTTCTTCTGAAATGCCTTGACTGCCTTTTCAGTTCCTGGACCAAAATCACCATCTGCATTTAGACTAAGAAGCTCTTGAACTTTCTTTACTGCTTCTCCTTTTGAGCCAACCTTAAATGGCTTAAACTCTTTCTTTGCTGCAGGTGCTGCAGGCTGAGATGTAGTTGTTGCAGGCTGTGATACTGATCCACCCTTTGACAGAAGTGGGACATTCTCTTCACCAGCATAAACTGGACGACCCCAACCAACTACTGCATTTATAATTCCCTTTTTATTCTTTACGTATGCACGAGTCTTTTCTACGCACATTCCGCCATTACGCTGGTCTCCCTTTGCAGTTCCTGAAGTATTTCCTTCAATAACTTGAATTGTTCCATCGCCATTGTTCTTGATGCATATACCAACATGTGAAATTCTATTTACACCATCATCTGGGAAATCAAAATAAATCCAATCACCTGGTGTTGGATCATCATTACGAGCATCTGCCCAACGATTATTTTTCTTAAACCAATCTGCTGCTGCAACTGTTGAAGCAGTCTTTGGGTATTTATTTGGATTTAATCCTGCTGTAAATGCTGACCAAGAAACAAATGACTGGCACCATGGAAGGAAGTTTGCACCACTCCACTTTCCATACTTTGTTTCATTATCTTTAGGACCTTCAATGGTTCCTACTTCTTTCTTTGCAACCTCAATGATTGCTTCTAAACTACCTTTTACCGCCATTTGTTCCTCCTGTTAAGTACGACATTCTAGTATATCACTATGAAGCTTTTTCTGTCAAACGATTATGAGTTCTTATTCTATGACAGTTGGCACAGACTACTTCACATTTTGCTATTTCTTTTTTTATTGCTGCCCAAGAAAACCCATCGTGGATCATTCTTGAAATATTATATTTTTTATCTCTAATGTGATCAAAGTCTAAAACTATATGATTACATTCTCCACAGTCAACACATCCACTTGCCTCCTTAATTGCCTTAAGGCGCATCTTGAATTGCTGTTTATTATAAACTGCCAATTCTTTTTCTGACATGGTTTTATAATTATACACCTAATGTTAAAAGCCCCACACAGGTAATTCAGGCACGAAGGCCAGGTTATATATAAATGGGTAACTAATCCATCTCTAAGGTCCTGTGTGGGGACTTCTATATTGTACTACTTGATTTTAATTGTCTTGGGTTTCTTTTCTTCAGGAACGATACGATCAACATTAATATGTAGCATACCATCCTTTAGATCAGCCCCTGTTACTTCCATGTATTCTCCAAGTGCAAATGATCTTACAAATTTACGAGCTGCGATACCTTTGTGAACAACTTCAGCATCTGTTACTTCAACAATCTCACCCTTAATAATTAATGTACCATTATCTACTGATACATCAATATCTTCTTTTGTAAAACCTGCAACTGCAAGTGATAGTCTATATGTATCTTCATCTAGCTTAATAAGATCATATGGAGGATATGACTGTGAATTTGTTTTATATGCACCATTAAGGCGACTTAGCTCCCTGCCAAAGCCAATAAAAAAAGGATCATTGAATAGATCCATAGCGTACTTTGTTACCATGTTATTCCCCTTTCAAGCGAATAAGTTAATGTATCCCCGTAGGCAATACAATACTATTATATCAAACTTTTTGGAGCGGATAGCGGGAATCAAACCCGCACATTAACCTTGGCAAGGTTACGCACTATCACTATGCAATATCCGCATTGCTGGGGTACCTGGTTACGATCCAAGTATTGAACGTTAACAGCGTTCCGTGATAGCCATTTCACTATACCCCATTGGTCTGAATCTACAGACCAAAACCTCTTACTTTGATAGGTATGGATAGTTGCCTGACTTAGGCAATGTTGCCAAGAACTGATCAAAGTTTGACAGACTATTCTTGCTAATAGATAGTGTTGCAGCAAGCACTGTAGCCGTAGATGTTCCAACGATTGGGCGCATAACCCCAAAGTAGTCTCTTGTTTCTACGCATGCATCTTTATTAAAACTAAAGCATGTAGAGGCAAGCAGGCTTGTTGTTGCATTGACATTGCTTGATCTAACAATATTATTCTTAGCATCTGTACCTGCAACTGAGTATACTCCAGAAACACATGCTGGGAATCCAATTTGATTCTTTTTACTATCATTGCCAGTTGCTACAAATGTAGGAACATTCTGTACTTTTAGCTTCTTTACAGATTCCTCAAAAAGCGTATCAGATGGGCATGTTCCAGCAGCAAAGTTGCTTCTTGACTGACTAATAGATACAGCCTTGATGTTAAATCGTGATGCATTATTAGATACCCAGTCAATAGCACGTGCGATTGATCCACCATCATTACGAATCATTGAAAATGTATCGTATACCTTTTCATCAGAAATTCTGATAAAGACAATCTTTACATTTGGATTTGCTTGGACTGCAACCTGTGCCATACTAAATCCGTGAAGAGCACCCTTAATCTTCCAGTTATTAATTCTTGCAGATCCTGGACCCTCATCATACCCAGCTTTATTGTTGCATGTATTATTGTATGTAAAACATACTTCATGGATTACATTTGTCATTCTTGATGAGTCAATTGCTGTGTCAATGATAGCCAAGACCTTTTGATCTTCTGCATGTGCTGGCTGAATTGCCATAAATGACATTACTACTGATACTAGAACTACGATTACTTTCTTCATTTTATTACCCCTTGTTTTTGTTGTTATGATTCTTTTATTTTAAATACTACTTGGCATGGATCTCCACCATCTGACCACTCTTGCATTTCTTCTTCTGTCATGTATGGATCTCCATCATGAGTATTGCAGAAAGGCTCTGTAATCCAGCCTCTATCAATACCGTTATTTAACCAAATCTCAAACTCTTTGTAGTCTGAGTCATTGTTTTGCATTTGATTTAATACTTCTTCAAACTCTTCTTCCATATATTAAGTATACCCTTAAAGGCTAACGATGTCAACTGGTCCCATGCATGATGGGCTAAATTTAATTGCAGCAGATACTGCAGACATCACTCTATTTCTTGCATTTTTTTGTTTATCTGTTGCATAGAGAACTCCATAAGCATACTCAGCTCCAGATCCCATAGCTAAATATGGAAGGGTATACTTAGATAAAGACATATCGGCAGAACTATGTTCATAAATTTCACCACGCACACACACTATTAAACCAAGATCACCATCTTTAGATGTATCAACCCAGAACTCATTATAGAATTCACGAAGCTCTTTGATAAATCTAGTTTGCATAAACTTATCAGTATCTTTAATGTTTGGAGGTGTTGGTTTAAAGTTGTAACGGATTCTTTCTCCATCCATTGCACCTGCATATCCAATAAGGTATGGACCTATCTTCCAAACCTTTGGTGCATCAAGTGCTAGAATTGTTCCATCATCTGAAGCACCACGATCTCCAGCCATGTAGATTTTATCTTCATGTTTTACCACTGCAATACAAGTCATGCCCCAACCCCTTTAGATGTGTATATTAAAGTATACCATCTGCCCTAGATGGTGTCAAGAATTGATTATTTATTCAATAAAATCATCAAGATCATCAAGTTCATCTACTGCTTGTGTTGCAGTAGGCTTAGATGTCTGAATAGACTGTTGCTCATATGGCTGAGAAGTTTGTGTAACTTCTGAGCTTCCACCATTTTTACCAATCAAAATACCAGCCAGTGTACCTGTGATAAATGTTGCCACAGATGACAAGACATTAAAGAACATCTTATCATTTTCTGACTGCTCACCTATTGGCTGTGTTACAAAAACAAGGGCATAAAGAATACCCATTGTTGTAAACAATAAAATTGTTCCTAGTGTCATTCCAAGGAAAAACTTTAGTCTTGCATCTAATTCATCTGATGAATATCTTTTTCTACTCATTTACTCCACCCTCCGCAGGATCAAAACCAAGTATATCTTTTGTACATAATCCATCTGCTAAGCAGACTGGAACAGTGCACTCTTTATTATACCAGTTCTCTGGGTCATGGCACTCATAACGGTATCTGTTTTCTAGCATACCGCAAGAAGTCAAAGAGACAGATAGTATTAATACAGATATGGTGGATAATATTTTTCTCATATTTAGTATTATACTACTCTTCTTTATTTCTAGCAGGACTAGTTAATATCCATAGTGCTGTGGTTGCTATAATTCCATAGCCAACTATTGTTTTTGCACTACCATCTAAAACCACCCAAGCAATAAACATTCCAAGAAGAGTCCATGCCTGATCTATTAGGTCTTTGATTATATTTTTTAGTATTCTTACCATTTTCTTCCTCCTCTTGAACCTGGTGAATTAGCACCTGAAGCACCACCTCCACCAGAACTTCCTCCACCTGTGCTTCCACCTGCAGCTCCGCCTGTGGCTACGGCTGCTGCATTAATTGCTGCTCCTGCTGCTACTACTGTTGCTATAACCATGTCTGTTGCTTCTTCTCTTTCGCCTTCAGTCATGTCTGCACCTATGCTTCCAAAGGCTGCTAGCGCTGCTCCTGGATCACTGAATACTGCTTCAAGTAGCGCACCTGGATCTTGTACAAGTTCAACATTTGCTGCTAATTCTGCTGTAATTACAAGAGCATTTCCATTTTTATCTGCTCTAACTTCAATTGGTGTAGATGGTGGAAGGTCTGCATAAGAGACTCCAGATGCTTGTACTTGTTCTGCTGAAATTGACTCTCCTGGTTTTAAATTTTCTACCAATGCTGTTACAACTGCTGCAACTTCTTCTTTAGATAACTCTATTCCTTTTTTAGCATCTTCTGCAATCTTTGCTAATCTTTCTTCTTCAGCCTTTTTAGCATCTGCTTCTGCCTTTAATCTATCTGATTCTGCTTTAGCCTTTGCTTCCTCTGCTGCTTTTTCTTCCGCTAATCTTTTGGCTTCTTCTTCAGCCTTAATCTTTGCATCTAACTCAGCCTTTGCTTTCGCTTCTTTTTCTGCTTTGGCTTTTGCCTCTGCTTCTAATCTATCAGACTCAGCCTTTTCTTCTTCCGCCTTGGCTTTGGCTGCTGCTTCTTCTGCAGCAATTCTTTCTTGTTCTGCTTTCTTTGCAGCCTCTTCTGCTGCTATACGATCTGCTTCAGCCTTTGCTACTGCCTCCGCAGCCGCTTTTGCTTCTTCTTCTGCTTTAATTCTTGCTTCTTCTGCTGCCTTCGCCTCTGCCTCTGCCTTTGCTCGTGCTGCTTCTGCTGCAATTCTAGACTGCTCTGCTTCATATGCTTGTTGTGCAGCAACCCTTGCTGCTTCTGCTGCTAGTGCTGCTTGCCTAGCAATTTCTGCTTGTCTTGCTTCCTCAGCAATTCTTGCTCGCTCTGCCTCTTCAGCAGCGAGTGTTGATACAACAATATTTTGTGCTGCTGCAACATTATTGTTCATTACTTCTACTGCAACCTGAACTGCAACAACAGCATTTGTTAGGTTTTCCTGAGCACTTGTTAGGTTTGACTGAGCAGTTGTTAGGTTTTCTTGTGAGGTTTCTAAATCGCTATTAAGTATCTCTAGAGTTTCTTCTGCAACCTCAAGATTTGTTTGTGCTGCTTGAAGTGTTTGAATTTGTTCTTGTGATGCACTAGATGTGCTAAATTCAGATCCTGGAATTAATTCCCAGCCATTGCCTGTATTTTTATATAAAGAAACACCTGCACCGCCACCATTTTCATAAAACCACAATATAAAGTCTTTCCCTGTTCCTGCTGTAGTTTGAACACCTACAACAGATCCTCCGCCACCTTTGTCGTACCAGTCATTAATCACAAGTTGATTATCTAAGTATAGTTGAACTCCATCATCGGCTGGAGCATGAAGATATGTTGTACCTGTATGGGTTGGTGTCCAAATCCCTTCCCACTTAACCTGAAAGTCTTCAGGGTACGTATTTGCTGGGCCTGATCCGCCCCATTGCTCATTAATTCCATTTGTATCAGTAGTCGTAGAAACTACCTGACCTGCACCCAATGGTGGTGCATTGTTGTATCCAATATTTTGGTAAACTGTTGTAGTTAATCCAGGGCTTGTGTTTTCATTTACTACTGCTGTAGCAGATTCAACTACCTGAGTTTTATCTTCAACAACTGCTATCTGTGCCTCTACTGCTATCTCTGCAATCTCAACATCTTCTTCAGCCTCTTCAACTAAAACGGTAGCAGAATCAACTTGTGCAATAGCCACAGTAGCACTATCTACTACTGTCTGAGCCTGGGTAATAAAGTTCTGAGCCTGTGTGATGGTGGCTGTAATAGTCTCTGTAGGGCTTGTAATGGCTGTTGCTTGGGTTTGTATGACTGCCGTGACAGTTTCGGCCTGAGTAATTACAGCAGTTGCTGACTCAATAATGGCTGTTGCGCTTTCAATTGTTACTGTTGCAGACTCTGTTAACTGTATTGTCCCAGTAGAAGTTGCTGTTGCTGTATCTACCTGTACAGTTAAAACCTCATCTGCATGTGCAGGTTCTCCAGATGCAAAGAATAGCCAAAGCAATACAAAAAATCCCACCAAACAACTTTTTAGTAGGAAGTTTCTGATAGAGGGCCATCCTTTCAAAGATGTTTAATAGCCTTATTATACCATTTTATGCAACAAAAAAGGGAGCCAGTTGCCTGACTCCCCTAATTGTTTTGCTTATTAAGCCTTTACCTTCTTAGCAATCTTTGCAACTACTGCTGCAAGTGACTTGATCTGAGCCTGTAGGCCTGCGATCAACTTGGTTACAGACTCTGAAAGAGCTGCAACTGCATCAGATGCTTCCTGAGCTGCTGTTGTAGCAGCATCTGCTGCCTCAGCTGCAGCAAGAGCTGCATCTGTTGCTGCATTTGCTGCATCTGTTGCCTCGTTAGCTGCATCTGTTGCTGCTTTCTGTGCAGAATCTTCAACAAGTGCCTCTGCAGAAACTACAACCTGACCTGCTACTGGAAGAGATGATCCACCAGTTGCTGTGATCTTGACTGTATTTTGTACAAGTGGCATAAAGACCTTATATGTCTTAACGGTTGCTGTGTCTGTTGTTACAGAAGTCGCTGTTAATACATCAGATGCTGATCCAAATGCATAGTTAGAAACAATTCCACCTGTAGCAAATAGATTAGCGTGTGTCTTACCAGATACTGGAAGACCTGCTGCATCTAGAACCTGAACTGTAATAGTTGCTGCTTCTCCTGGAAGGTACTGAGCCTTATCAAAAGACAACTTAACTGTTGCTGCTGCACCTTCTACACGAGTAGCAACTGGAGCAGATGATACTGTACCTGACTTAACAGTTACAGCGACTCCGCCTGTCTTAACTCCTGTAAGAGTAAACACTGCTTCACCGTTTACGATTGTTGCTGCAGTTCCTGAATCGGATACCACTGAAACATCGCTTGAGAAAGCGTTAATTGTTCCTGCTCCAACTGTTACTCCAGCAGCATCGTAGGCCACTGCCTTAATTGTTGAAACATTTGATCCTACTGGGATAACAGGCTTAACTGTTGTTGCTACGATAGATGCGATATCTCCGTAGAATGTTACCTTCTCAGTTGCAAGAACTACACCTGTAAGTGTTGTAAGAGTAATTGTTGATACTCCTGCTGTACCGTCAGCAAATACACCAATGTGGTTTCCTGAAGGAATTACCAATGAGCGACCCTGTGCTGAAATTGATGTAGCGTTTGATCCACTACCAATCATTCCTGAACCTGAAACTGTTGCAAGGATTGACTCAGTTGCTGATCCACCTGCTGCATTCTTAGGTGTAACAACAATTACTGCTGCTGCATCTGTTGAAGTAGCCTTTGGAGCATAAACTGTAGCATCTGCTGTTGCAGTTGTTACTTCACCAGCATTGAGGATAGATGTAGTAGTTGAAGCAGATGGAGTTAGATCCGCTGCCTTAACTGTTACTGTCCATGAAACTGATGGGCCATTGATTGGGCTTGTTGTTAGAATCTTTGCATCATATGTACCTGCAACTGTTGGTGCATTCAAAGTTACCAAGAACTTTGCCGTTACATATGTTGGTGTGTTAACTGTTGAGTTAATGTTTGCTGAAACATTATTTCCTGCAATAACTACTGAGGATGTTGATGTTTCTAGAAGTGATAGGGTTGCAGATTTTGCTGCCCCTGCTGGCTGAGAAAACATAGCAGAAATAATTGTTGCTGTATCTGCTGATGTTTCTGAAATAAATGACAATGTTACGACTGCTGTAGCAGACTCTCCAGATGTCACAGCGTCTGTTGCTGAGTCAATGGCTAGAGTTGGTGCGTTTACAGCAGCACTTGTCGGAAGTGCTGATAGTACGCCAAAAGACATTGCTGCAGCTAGTCCCAAAGCGATTTTCTTAAATGAATTCACTTACTTCTCCTTATTATATTAGTTTTAAATTATCAAGAAAACTCTTGACATCTTCAGGCATTTGCCTGTCTTCCAATTCTACCATAGCTCTCTGCTGTCTTGCAAGTTTATCACTTGTTCCCCATGTATGAATCTCTATTTCAATATTCATTTCTTTTGGAGTATGAGAAATAGCACCAAAAACGGCACCACAAACAGCATCTGCTAAGTCTTTAGACTTCTTTCTAGGGTGATCAACACGATTACCCTTCATGATCTTCAACTCAGACATTTCTTCAAGAAGCAATGGAATCATTGGCATAGCAATGCGCTCTTCGTAGACCATCATTGCTAAATCTTCGTAGTGTTTTTTGGCAACAGAAACAGTATCAGTTCTTATTCCAACAGCCTTAAGCTCTTGCTGAATATCAAATGACTGCCAACGGTCAAAAGATACTAATCCTATATTAAAACCTTGTCTTCTTAGGTTTTGAATCCACTGTTTTACCTCAGATAGATTAACTGGCCCCTCTGCTTTTGGTTCCCACCATGCTACTGCATCTACTATAACGATAGGTGCTACCTGTTCATAATCTTTAATTACCTGGATATTTACCCACTTGTCTACATGTGCAATTGCAACAGCACACTTATCATGCTTTTGTGCAAGGTCAGCATGTACATAATAAATCTTGTCTGGGTCTGGCTTAAAATTTTCTGCAAACCTTCTAAAGCTATCCACAGGATTACTTAGTGTCATGCAGCTAATAAGTTTATCTTTTTGCTTGAAGAAAGCATCTGATGAGTATGTTGGTGTACATAGGAAACGCATCATCGCATCTCCTAGATCTGTTAAGAATGCAATCTTAAAATCATCAATATTGCGAGTAGGGTTTACTTCCCAAGTTGGTCGCTTAAGTGCAAATATTCTAGGTATCTTGTATGAAAGTATATGATCTTCATCCCATGAGATATCAAAAGTATTGTCTGGATTGTCATGAGGAAGGTCTTCATTAATAATAAACTTGTGTGTTCTTTCTACTACTTCTTTATCAGCTATTACTGAATCATACCGTTGAGAAATAAAGTCACCTTGATAACGAGGGAATGAAAGAAGAACAACTTTTCCAAGGTCAGGGAAGCGAGAATCTACAGTACCACGGAAAGCTTTATAAATATTATCAGCGGTCTTTCCTTGTTCGTTTCCTGTTGCTACCTCTGATGCAAAACCAGAAATTTCATCAAGTACTGCCATAAATAAGTTCAAGCCTTCATGTGACTCACGCTCAGAGTGACCAGAGTAAACAGTAATTGATTTATCAAATTCAATTGAGTCTGCCTTTGGATTATACTTTCCTGCAAACCATGGTGATCTTTCAATCTTTGACTTAAACCCTTTAAAGAAAACATTCTTTGCCTGTTGAGCATTTACAGCTACGTTAATAATATCAATAGCATCTCCTGCTGGTTTTCCATAATATATTGCTGGGTCTTTAAGGCATAGCATCTTATATACTACATATGCACATGATACTGTTGATACAAAGTCTTTTCCAGATCCCTTGCCAAGTTGCAGGATAAGCTCATTCTTTGTATATTTTTTATAATATTCTTCACCTGCATCTCCCATGATATCAACAACATCTTCTTTGCGATAAATCTGGCTCATTGCTTCTACAATTGTATATTGAATATCAGATAATGGTGGTTGTCCAAGATAGTCTGGGGACTCAACAAATGTCTTTGCGTCAACAGGCTTTTCAACAAAATGATTTTCTTTTAGAACTTCTAAGAAATCATTAAACGTCGTGGACAACTGTAATCACTTCTCCTTCTTTAGCAATAGACGATAGTCTTTGCATAATAAGATCTCTAATATCTGGATGCTCTGATGCAATATCTCTAAGAATTCCTACAAGTACTTCTTGTCTACGCTCAATCTCAACCATTTCTTCTGCAAGTTCTTTATTCTCAAGAAGGCCAGCCTTTTGTAGCATGTCAATACGCTTAGACTCAATGTCCATTACAAGCTTAATGGCAGCAGTTTTTGCACTAAGGTTATTAGTTAGTGAGGCTTCATCAATAACTTCATAAGATTTAGAAATCAGCTTGCTGTAGTGTGTGTCAGCACCAACCAATGCCTCTTTTGCACGGGCACGAATTGCAGCATTGTCGGAAGCCATTGTCTTCCACTCATTAATAAGAGAGACAACACGTGTACGTGGGATATCTAACTCTTTTGAGATGACTGTAGGATCATTGCCTTTTAAGTATTCACTGACAACATTATTTACTTGGTCAAGATGCTTAACTAAATCTTCTTCAGTTGACATACTTTCCTTCTAGTCTATTAATTTCATCCTTGATATAAAAAATTGCTTTTTTTAAATCTTGAATTGTTTTTGACTCATCTTTAAGTCCTGCTCTCCAAAGATACTTAAATGCATTACCAATATTAAAGTTACGATGACGAGTAATTTCTATACACTCAACGCCAGAAGGGTCTGTTGTATAATGTTTGGGATGGTTAACTTGATCAACCGTGATATTTAGGTTTTCACTCATATTCATCTTCTTCCCACTCAAAAGCTTCTGGCAATCCCTTTAGTGCTGTTATTACATAGGTTAATCCTACTGCACCAGCAACCCCTAAACCAATAAGAACTTTTTGTGTTTTATTCATCTTTTACTCTTTCTCAAATTAAATTTAGCTAAGTAAACATAGATAGTCTCTACGCTTGCCCCACACTCTTTTGCAATTTCTTCTGGAGACTTCCTATCAATAAGAAATCTCTTTTTTAGCCATACCTCTGAAGTATATAGTTTAGCAGACATCATACCTCTTTGTCAACCTTTATAATAGGATCAAGTCTATCCCAGTATCCTTTTGGGCTACCCTGATACATTTGACCAGTTTCACGGTCCATCAATAGCCATTTTGTTGGAGCAAGAGTTCTTACAGTTAGTGTAACATCAGACTCTTCTTCTTTAAATAAAAAAATATCTCTATCGCTCATAATTCACCATTAGATTCCAACACATCATAATTATAGGCATCTGAGTCCTCAAGAATCCACTTGTCATAGCTTTCAACATCCCATTTATTTGTATTAATAAGTCTTTGTATTAGTAGATCTTTCTTTGTTACAAAGGATGGTTCTTTTATTCTTACCCTGTTATTTGGCTGTACCGCAAAATTTCCATCATCTCTTTGAATTACATGACCGCACTTATGCTGACCTGGATTTTCAGAGTATCCATCATCTAAAATATTGGTTTCTGGACTATGCCAATCAAGTGTAAACAAGTATGTACCTGGCACCGTTGTATGAGTTCTATCCATGTATGACATTCTCATATTGCTTAATGCTTGAAACTTTGTAACAGAAACATGAGAGCTAAAAGAGTTCCACAAGACAAGGTTGTGAATTGGCTCTTCTGGAACTCCTGGCTTAGTACAAAATGCATTAATTGGCATTCTCCACCAAATCCCACCATCCTCCATCATAAAGTGAAACAATGGGCTTCTTGCTTTAATACTTGAAACACCAAATATTACACATGGAAAATACTGATCATGACTATCTAGTTGATCTCTTAAAAAATTTCCACGCACATAGCATTCTATTGGTGGAATATTTGCATTTAACTCAGGCATTATTTATCAACTCCTATCGCCTTTCCCCAATTTTTTATAGCCCAATGACCAATACCGCAGGCATCAGCTACATCATTATCATCTATTTTTCTATTGTACTGAAACTCAATAAAATCAATTGTTCTTTGCTTTCTTAGATTACGCTCATAAGTTTTATACCATGACTCAGATTTGCCAGGATTTCTTGCAACAATGATTGCCTTTTCTTCTTTAGATATCTTTTTATTGCCTATATAGTTTTGCCAAGTAATTGGAGATACCTTGCCAATAACCTTTGTTCCAGTCTGACCTGCAGAACCAAGAATTGCTCCTTGCACAAGAGCAAGATCTGCAGCGGTCTTTGGGCTATTCATAAATACTGTATGCTCAATTACTATTACTTCAAATCCATCGTAAATATCTAGGAAAGCCTTTACTTTTTTACCAGCATCCATAACTTTTTCATAAGTATCTTTGCCTTCAAAATTAATTTTACCTACACTAACAATGTCTTTTGTAAAGGTATCAAAAATAGCAAAGGCAAGACTATTAGTGCTGGCATCAATAGCACATATTCTTTTTGGAATAAGTTCCAATCCCCATTTATTCTTGCTCATACTCAATAAATCCTTTTAACTCTTTTAACATTTTATTAACTGCTTTTTCACTTACATTACAATTTGCACAAAAACCAGAATCATTATAGATAGAAAGAGAAGTTCCGCATCCACCTAAGCATCTACGGTCCTTCCCCTTTCTTTTTTGTCTACGATTTATCTGATATCTTTCCTGAATTTTATCTTTTGTAGCAAGGTCTCTGCACTCAAGGCTACAGTAAATTTGATAACTGACCTTTGGGCTAAACCTGATATCACATCTGCTACAAAGCTTCACTCAGTTCCTCCAGCGATGCTATCTTAACAACGCCTGTTCCTGCCTCATCACATGCTTTTCTGATTGGACAGTTTTTACAAACCTTAGAGTTTGATCTGTAGTTCTTGGTTGGAAGCTCTTTAACTTCCCAAGACTTACGAACAACCCTCATCCACTCAAAAGCTTCATCAATCCATTTACGATAATGATCATTTACCTCTACTGGAATAACAAGAAGTTCGTGGTTATTCTTATTCTCATAAATAAGAACACCCTTAGCTTTCTTAAGAATCTTCATGTAGATAAGTATCTGCACAACGTGACCCATCTTAGGCTTGCCTGTGCGCTTACGATACTCAAACACTTCGTTATTGGTTGTCTTTACTTCAACAACTACTTCTTCACCATTCCAATTAATAAAGTTATCTACATAACCAAAAATTGGAGGATCATCATTGAAAATCTTAAACTCTGAATCAATTGAAATTCCAGAGTTCTTAAACGCTGTCTCAATTCTTCCATGAGCAAGTGTTCCATTAGTCATATTTGCTACTGCGTATGGGTCAGAGTTATCTTCAAACACTGCTCCTTCAAATGCAAGGTACCAGTATCTTGGGCATTCTCCATGTCCATAGGCAATAGTAGAAGGTCCAAACGTCTTCTTCTGTGTATGCTTAGGCTCACGCCCAACAAGATATCCAGCCTCAATAGCCTTTACAAGTTCTTTAGCATCAATCTGTGCGCTGGTCTCAACATCTTTTATCATAATCTGCTTTAGTAAATTTTTTGTCATGTTATCTCTTTTCTTTATATAAGTATAGCATGTTAGCGCATGATATATTTGAGTGCTGACACTAAATTGTTGATTGATTCTGCTGCTGTGTAGTATATGTTCTTCTTTGCCCTGTCATTTTTGTCAACATTGGCCATCCATGTTGCCTTGAAAGCCATCTTTGCAGCAATAGCCTGCAGCCTTACAATCTCAATACTGGCTACTTGTGCTGGAATATCTGGCTTAATAATTACCTTGGCTATGAATGTTAAAGCTTGTGTTAGCTCTTCATCTTGCATATAGTCTGCTATTTCAGACAGACCGTTTACCATATCTAGCGTTGTTTGTTCACTCATCATCTTCTCCTATTATCTGTTCCATTATTTCAAATTCAGTTATCATTAGCCGTACCTTTGAATTGCCGTCACCAAGGACTACTAGGATTGCTGGATCATTGCCATTTCTGATTGCATCTGTTACTGCTTTAGCCCAAACATCTTTATTTAAGGTAAAAGATTTTGAGCATTCTTTAAAATCTACAGTAAAATTTTTCCAAGTAGCATCACCTTTATGAGTGTTACGTCCAGAATTTTTATGCTGCTTAGCACCTATTCTTTTGCTCTCAGCTCTTTCGCTCATAATCTTTCCTTGTAAGTATTAGTGGGACCCTTGATATGTGTTTTTGACTACACATCCATGTTACGTCTGCAGTCTCAAGCCATAGTCTTAAAGCATTAACTTCTTCATTGCATTTTTTGCATGCAAACTTTCCTGGAAAAATCTTAAACTTTTCAGACATTTAGTATTTTATTCTTAATAGAGTCTTGTAGATCTAAATCTTCTCTAACCCTATTAACAAACCCTTCTCTTCCTTGTACCTTAGTACCGTCAGGTAATACATACCATGCTCCTGTGCGCTCAACAATACCCATCATTTCAGCCGTATCAACAAGATCACCAATGCTATCAATACCAACATTATCTCCCCTGAAATAAAAGTCATACTCGCCAGACTGAAAGCCAGGAGAAGTCTTAGAGAACTGTAGTTCCCAACGAATTTTGCGACCAATCTTTTCTTCAATAAGTTTATCTCCAACATGAATCTTGCCCTTAATCGCTTGATTGTCTGACTCTGACGAAAATAACTTAATAACTGTTGAGGAATAAAACTTAGTAGCTTGACCACCAGTAGGCTGCTGACTAGTATACATAGCACTAATATTATTGCGAGACTGGCTAATAAGCACAAGCATAGTAGGCTTAACTTTATTATTAGCGTAATTAAGCATCTTCCATGCATTGCTAAAGTCTCTAGACTCTGCACCAATTTGCTTGGTATTTTCAAGTTGCTTAAGTTCATCAGAATCCTTTTCAAAGTATATTGCTGGCAGCAATGACGTAATAGAGTCAATAACTATTATATCAACTCCAGCCTGCATTAGGTTTGTGCCAACGTCAACCATCTCATTAATTGTACGACACTGAGAAACAATAAGCTTTGATGAGTCAACCCCAAGACTTTCGGCCCACTTCTTATCGTATGACATTTCAGCATCAATCCATGCACAAACCTTGCCTTCCTTCTGTGCTAGACCTATCATCTGAAGGCATAGAGAGGACTTTGCAGAGGACTTTGAGCCCCAAACTAGTACTTGTCTTCCATATGGCAAGCCACCATTCAGAGCACGGTTTAAACCGAAGCTAGGTGTTGCTGCATATTCTGTTGCTGGAATAGTGTCTCCAGCCATTACAGTCTTTCTTAGCTTTGGGCTAAGCTGAGCCAATACTTCTTCTACCGTTATCATTAAAATCGTACCCCGTGTTTTTCTGGTCTAGTTTTATTAAAGTTAGTTTTTTCTTCCATTGCATAATCTAGTGACATCTTAGTATACCCTGCTTCAACCATTCCTGCATAGAGATCTAGTGTACGAATCAAAATGTCTGCAACTTCCTTAGCAATTTCTTCTTCGCCTTTATCTTTGCGTACTGCTTCCATAACCTCAGTTACTTCAGATACGATCATCATACATTGCTTAGCAATAAAAATGTCATCAACATCTTCAGGCCAAAAACCTTTTTCTACTGCTACTTCATGTAATGCAATTGCTAAATCATCAAACACTTTCCACCTCATTCATAGTCACGGTACCATCTTTTGTTTTTCCAAAATCAAACTTATAAACATTTCCTTCTTCAATCTTCATATAAGCTTTTGCAAATTGCATTGGAAATACAACAACTGAATGCATTTCTCTGCCAGCATCTGCCAATACTAATGACGCCATCTTTTTCCCAGCCTTCGTTACTCTAGGTTTAAAAGAAACAACAAAGTGTTCACCCTCTTTATATGGAAGCATCTTATAGTTTAAAAACTTTACTAAAGAGCTTTTAGACCCTTTTATCTCATCAGCAGGTACTGCAGAAACAATCCTATTGTCACTTGCAAGAATGAGATAAGTACGACCACTCTCAATAGACGGAGACTCCTCATCAAATATACCAACACTGCCAGTCTTGTCCAAAACTTCAACTCTTGACCATCCTGTTCCTCTTTTAATTGATTTTACCATGCCAAGCAATACAAATGATCCAGTCTCTTCATATTCCTCAATATCATTTATGTATGCATAGTAATGTTGTGGAATAGAAGTATTAAACTCAGGAAGGTTTAGATACTCATACAGATTTTCTTTAACTTCCTGCGGATTTGCTGGATTATCTGGAAATGTAAGTGCTCCTACGCATCTCATTGCCTGTAGTGCACGACTATTAACTCCATTACCCTTGGTAAAAGTAAACTCTTCTACTTGCTTATATGATGTGAACGGACGGCCTGCGATATATTTTTCTGCAATTTTGTCAGAGATATATTTAATACCCGTAAGCCCAAATCTAATTCCCTTACCTTCAATCTTAAAATCAATTTCCGAATCATTAAGATGCGGAAGTTTAACAGGGATACCCATACGTTTTGCTTCAATCAAATACTCCGTTCTTCCATCTTTGTCTTTTTCATTCTTCAATAGTGCAAACATAAATTCTAGTGGATAGTGGTACTTTAACCATGCTGTCCAGTAGGATAGTGTTGAGTATGCTACTGCGTGAGACTTATTAAATGAGTACCCTGCGTGAGCCTCAAAGTCATGCCATAGGTCTAGCGCATCATTCGGCGAAAGGTATTGAGAAGCACCCTTAACAAATTGATCCTTGAAGACATCAAACTCTTTAGCATCCTTTTTCTTTCCAATGATCTTTCTAACTTTATCCGCTTCCGACATGGACATACCGCCAAGCTGTACGCATGCTTGCATAACTTGTTCTTGGTAAAGAATACAACCATATGTTTCCTCCGTAAATGATTTCATAACCTGATGTTTATAATCAATATTTTCACGACCATGCTTACGAGCAATATAAGATTTACCAATTGTATTCATGGCACCTGGACGAACCAGAGCATTTGAAGCTGCAAGTTCTGCAAGGTTTTTTACACGCATCTTAACTAGAAGGTTCGTGTATGGTGCTGCTTCACACTGAAAGACACCTTTAGTATAACCATCAGACAACATAGTGTAAACATTTGCATCATCCATATCAATTTTGAGAAGGTCAATCTTTGTTCCTTCACGCTCTTTAATTATATCAATGCAGTCTTTAAGAACACTAAGTGTCTTTAGACCAAGAGCATCAATCTTAATCAAACCAATGTTTTCTGCCTCACCCATATCTACTGCTACCACAGGAATGCGTTCATCTTGTCCAGTTACTGAACGTGTTTCTAATGGAGCATATCTAAAGATTGGGTCCTTGCTTGTTACAACTCCTGCTGCGTGGATTCCAGTACCACGAATTCTTCCACGAAGCTGATCTCCATAGCGCTCTACTTCTGGGTACTTCTCTCTAAACCAATAAGTATTCTTTGAATTACAGAAGTCATCCCATGTATCAACAACCTTTAGTACCTTGTTTACATCAGGCAAAGGAATATTTAGGCATCTTGCAACATCTCGCACCACACCCTTATCTTTAAACTGTAAGAATGTAGCAATAGAAGCAACATGGCGATACTGACGAACTAGATAATCTTTGACTTCATCACGACGAGTATCCTGAATATCTGAGTCAATATCAGGGAAGTCATTACGATCTGGATTAATAAAACGGAAAAACAGAAGACCATGCTTGATTGGATCAATGTCAGTAATTCCAAGTGCGTAACAAAGCAAAGAGCCTGCAGCAGATCCACGACCTGGACCTACCATAATGCCTTCACTCTTTGCCCAGTTAAGCATGTTACGAACTACTAGAAAGTATGGTCCAAAGTTTTTCTGACCAATAATCTCTAACTCTTCATCAAGTCGTGATAAATACTCTTCATTCTTTTCTAGATTTCTTTCTTTTAATCCTTCAATTGCAAGATTCTTAAGTTCATCCATTGGCTTTTTGTATTGAACTGGAAGCAAGTCTAGGTGTTCTTTAATGTCATAGTCTTCTACCTTATTAGCAATCTCTATAGTTGACGTAAACATATCTTCACGATCAATGCCCTGCTTGAGCATTGCGTCTTTCATTTCTTCATATGAAAGCAAGTGTATATCAAACTTATTAAAACTCATCATACGGTCTGCACCGTATAGATAGTCAAGACGATCCATAAATGATTCGTGCTTCTTAGACTTATCATAGGTTACATCTTTCTGCAACTTAGCATGTGTGTTCAGAAGAAGCATTAGTTCTTGAACTTCTTTTTGACTTGTGTCTGAGTGATGGCAGTCTGGAGTTACAACAATCTTAACCTTAGCTGCATCAGCCAGATCAATAATTCCCTTGTTAACTTCAGGTGGGTTGTGTGGCATTACTTCAATGTAGTAATCATCACCAAATTCTTTTTTAAACCACTGAATGTGCTTCTTTGCTGTTGCTAGTTCTCCTAGTTCAACAGCTTTTGCTATCCATCCACTTAAACATGCAGATGTAACAATAATTCCTTCTTTATACTTAGCAAGTGTTTCAAAATCAAATCTTGGCTTGCTAAAGAATCCTTCTGTCCATGCAATCTCATTGATCTTGTTTAAGTTTTCAAGACCAATTTGGTTCTTAGCGAGAAGGACTATATGATGATAGTTTTGGTCAAGAGGGTCTGTGCGATCTGCCTTCGCCCTCTTGTCTTCCATACTTGTCGTCATATAGCCTTCTACACCAAGTATTGGCTTAATTCCATTTGCTTTTGCAATACGGTGCAGTTCCCTATGCCCAGATAAAGTACCGTGGTCAGTAATTGCCAATGCTGGCATCCCCAACTCAACTGCACGGTTCACGTATTCTTCTGGAGTAGCAACACCATCCATTAAGGAGTAGTGAGTATGGACATGTAAGCCAACGTAATTCATCTAATTACCAGTCAATATTTGATGATGAAGAAGATGAAGGAGTATCAAAGCCTAGATAAAAGGCTTCTTGTTCCGCATATGGAACCTTGTTTAGAGCCTTCTCCAATGGATAAGGTTCAATTCCTGACCAATCAAATGGTGCAGAATCTGGGGTACTTGGAATAAGTGTATAGCTTGTCTCAGTTCCCTGGCCATTACGCTTTACCTTCCAAGTAAGATTTGAAATGCTACCTGTCTCAAGTGCATATTCACGGATAGTATTAAATGCTGACTGCTTGCTAACACCCATGTTCCAAATTGCAACATATGGTGCTTCAATTCCATCGTCAACAAGAACGTTGCAGTAGAAGCGAAGACGAGCTCTCCAGCCAGCCTTTGGGTCCTTACGATGCATCTCTTCTGCCCAGTCACGTCCTTCTGATTCCATTGTATCTACAGCCTTGCGCTTATAGTCCTTTGGATTTGTGTGTTCTGATACTACTAGAGCCAGTCCACGATCTACATTGTAGTTGGCTGAGTCTTCATCAAGTTCCTCAATAAAGCGGATCTTAACTGCTTGTCCGTCAGCGATCTTAAACCAACGAACCTTAGTTCCAGTTCCTTCAAACTTTGGCTTATCTACTAGTGCGTTAATGTTTTTTAGTCCTTTTACAATTGCCATTTTTTATTTCTCCTTGTTTATTGTTTTTATTTTAGCATAGAAATGATTGAATTATCAAACTGGAACTCCAGCTTTTTAATGTCATCATCTTCCATGTCTCCTATGTCTTTATATTTTTTGTCTAGGCTAATAACAGTTACAAGATGACCTAGTTTTTCAACTAACTTATCTTTCATAATGCTACCAGCTTCATCGTTATCTGCAATTAGTACAACATTATTGAAGTACTTTTCTAATAGTCTGATCTGAGATACAGACACATTAGCACCCAGCGTTGCAACTGCTGGAAAACCTACTTGATCTAAGCGGATTGCATCAAATGATGATTCCACTACATATACTATACTAGAACTCTTGACTCTATGTAAGTTAAATAGCACCTTACTTTTTGGAAGCCCTGGAGTATTTTTAAAATCTTTACCTTCAATAGTTCTTGCAACAAACCCTATGCACATTCCGTCAGGAGAATGAACTGGTATAGTTACAGACCCCTGCTTTTCAGAATATCCTAGATCAAACTTAATAACAGAATCCTTGTTGATTCTACGACCATTGAAGTAGTTCATTGCTTTTGGCGCATCAAGTGCTTGCTTATTTAATCTTTTAATAAGAAGCTCATCATATTGAACAAAATCAGGTGGTGCGTACAATGCTTTTCCAACTATCTCTTGAATATCTGATTGCTGCTCTTTACTTTTAATATAGCGAACAGTTTCAAAATATGATCTGCTAGAAGTAAACATAATTAGCTCAACAATATTTTTTGTTGTTTGGCATCCAAAGCAAAAGAACAAGCCACTATCTTTAGCTACTTCTCCAGCTGGTGTTCTAGTGTTATTGTGATAAGGACAGTATATAATAAAGTCATTTCCAAACTCAGCCTCAATGTCTAAGCCTGCACCATTAAGAACACGACGTATCTGCTCTTCTGTATAAATCTCTTTACTTGCCATCTTCAAAATCCTTATAACGATAATACCCCTTGTCAAAGTCACATTGAACTAGGAAGTCTCCCATAAAACCATTACGGTTTTTTCTGAATGCACACTCAATAATGTCACTATTGCTAGAACGACCAAGTGCCATAACCCAGTCAGCATCGTAGGCAATCTGTCTTGACCATGCTGTCTGTGCAAGGGTAGGTACAGTGGACATATCCTTGACATCATCAGGTGTAGCAGATGAGATAGCAATAATAGGAACTTCTTCACTAATAGCCATTAGCTTAAGCTCTCTTGATAGATTTTTCATCTTTACCGTTTCATTATCAGCCTTCTGGTTTGGACTCATAAGTTGAAGATAATCAACCACAACAAAGTCTGGTTTATACTGATCTAGCTTTCCACGAATAACAGATGGTGTAACCTCTCCACCAGAGTCGTTAGATATAATATGGAATGGTGGACGACCTTCAATCTTACTGGTGTGCCACTTCTTCATCATATCAATTTCTACTTCACCATTTGATAGTTTTCTATGTGACCAAAGACCTTCGCCCATAATTGTAAATACACGGTTACGAACTTCTGTCTCACTCATTTCAAGAGAAATAATTAGTGGTGTCTTGCCTTGCTTCCATGCCTGCACAGCAAAGTACAATGCCATCCATGACTTACCAATTCCAGGATAGGCAAGGAATACCCCAAGCTGTCCTGGCATAATTCCAGATGGCAGGTAATTATCAAATCCTGGCAAGCCTGTTTTAATTCCACGCTGACCTAGTGCTTGCTGTTCTTTAACATTTTCAAAGTATGCAATTGCAGAATCAATATCTGTTGCATCAATATCACGAATAGAAGATGTATTTTTCTTTAGTGCAGATGTCTTAGTGATTAGCTCTTCAAGTGCTTGTGCACCTTGACCACTTTGAACTTCAGTTGCAGCAGACCTTAATATGTCCTTCATACTATCATTAACATACTCAACCTTTAGCTCTTCAAGGTGGTGCTTGGTTGCACCAACATCCTTGACAATATCAAAGTCTCTAAACTTTTCTACCACAAGAGATGAAGGTGGCACTGTTCCATTATTTTCAGCATACAGACGAATAAAGTTCCATACATCATTATGTGTTCTTAGCAGTGTCTCTACATTGGCTTGCAGTAGTACATGGAGTTGTTTATCTTGCAATACCGCTGAAATTACTTTAGCCTCAGTGTTATTCATTTAGCCACTCCCTTGCTTTAGCCCTGCGTTGTTGTCTCTCTTTTATATCTTGTTCTACATCTAGTTTACCATTAAGAATTTTTTCTGCGTTATATGCAAAGTAGTTCCAAGTTGGATCTTGTGCAACAGAAAAGTAATACTCAAGTAAGTCATAGCATTGAGAAATACCGTATGACTCAATAAGACCATCTGAGGCCCACTGTTCAACATTTAAATTTAGAGATGGCTTTTGTTCATATCTTGCAGTATGCAATTTTGAGTATCTGCTAAGCAAAGCCATTCGGTCTTTGCGCTCAGCCATTACTCTGAGATTTCAGACTTTGCTTCTTGAATCTTCTCAGTTAGCTTATCTTCTACAAACTTATATACACGCTCAAAAGCTTCGTTTGTAGTCTCTCCATCACGCTTGCTATCTACGATACCTAGATCAAGTCTAAGTGATTGAAAGTTACCTAGATTAAGGGTATAACCAAGTGTTACATTAATCTTTGTTGTATTGTTTTCCATTATCCACCCATTTCATAGTTTTAAATATTTTCTGACCAAACAGGAATGAACCTGCCATCTTCTGTCTTCGTATATGTAAGTATACCATCTCCCATCCTGCGAGTCAATTCTTGAGTTGTTGGTGTCATGTTATTTGTAATAAGTTTATCTTTTCTTGGTTGACCAATATGTATGCTTGCTAAAATTGAACGGATCTCTCTTACCTGTGACTCAGAGTAATAAGATCTAATTGTAAAACCTCTTTCACCATTAAGCTTTGCACCAATAGGCGGAGGAATAACTCCTCGTTTAATTAAACTTGGCATATACTTTCTATGTCTATTGACAAGCTTAGCAGTCTCTGCTACACTGTATGCTCTTTCTCTGCCTTTTTTGAAATCAGAAAGTAAGCATGTCTCTAAACGATCTTTAGTTATATTGTAAAACGTAACCATTCCAGTTGAACGGGAGTTATGATATACCCTGACCAGATCACCATTCAAAAACCATACTTTAACTTTACCCTTAATTACAGGTTCGTTATTGTATGCTTGGCTCTGAATCTTTCCTTTTGAAGTATCCATTGTCCCTCTGTTGTCGCCCCTACTGGGTGATAAAACTTTCTATTGCCACATGTAAGACAAGATGTTTCTATATGGTCAACACTTGTATATTGTCTATCAACAAATACACGTCCATCACACTTGCTGCATTTTAACATTAAGTATCCTAATCTTCTTCTTTTTCACCAGCCAGCATTGTAATATCTGCTCTAAGAATAGCCATTTGTGTTTCATAGTGAGTTACTAGCTCGCCTATTCTTTGCTGTAGTGCAGTTATCACAAGATCATGTTTTGTAGTCATTTTTCCCCTTTTGCTTTATTATAAGTATATCACACGCTTGCAATACGAGTATTGCTTAGTTTTTATAAATTGGCTTTATATAATCTTTTGATTCAAAGTCAAGACCCATTTCTGTTTGCAAAGCTCTATACTCTTCAACGTGATCTTGTAATCCATACATTCCCAAATCTTGTAGAGTAAATAGTTTTGTCAGTCTTTCTCTTGCGCTTTTATCTCTTAATCCCCAGTTTGAATTATCATTCCAATGAAACCCACCCCTTTTTCCATTATCTCTATCGTAATTTGTATATATTGCATTGATTGCTGGGGCAACTAGATTTACCCCTTGTACTGAAAGACGAACTCCAAGGCTTATTTCTTCTCCTAGAAAATATAAATATGGATCATATGGGGCCTTCATAAATGCCTTTACAGAACCAAAAGCAAAGTTAGCAGCAAAGCCATAAACTTTATCGCCAAACTCTAAGTCCTCAAGGTCTCTCCATCTTAACAAATAAACATTCTCTATTTCATCCCACTCTGGAACTACCTTATGTAAACTTTCGTTATTTAGATTTATTTTGTCAGTGCCGTTTCCATTTTCATCCCACTCTTTTAAAAATCCATGGGGGTATTTAGTAAATATATAATCTGTTCCCCATTTTGAAGAACACTTAGTATATTCATCAATAAGCATTCTATCCCATTCTACTTTTGCTCTTGAGTGAGAGTCTGTATGCAAAAAATATTTATATTGATCAGATAGTAGGGAGTTAGCTAAATGTCTTCCAGAGCATGCTCCATCTGCTAATTTATAGTCAATCTTTTGATAAGATATTTGTTCTTTTGGTATAAATGAAAAATCAAAATTTGTTTCTGGTCCTTCATGTGAGACTAAAGAAAAAAACAGATTATCTTTATTTTTTGCATTTTCGTAAAAACTTCTAACTGTATTAATTAAATCTGGATCTCTATACCCAGCAAGACTTACAAAAATTTTATCCATACTTATATTGTATCAGACTACTTCATCCATGAAACCACAGCATATCTTTCTCCTTCAATAACTGGAGACACTGAGTGGTTATAGACATAGGTTGATGGAAATAAAATCATTTGATTAGCTTTTGGTTTAAAAGTAATATTAAAACGAGGAAAATTAATTTCTCCACCTGTATAGTTATCATTTAAATAGTATAGAGTAGAAATTCTTCTATGATATGTAGGGTGGTCATCTATATGGTTACTGAAAAACTGACCAGATCCATATTTTAAAATGCCATAGGTGTCGTGCCACTCTGAATATACCCCGTATGTTTGCATATAATCTTTTTCTATTGGATCAAAATTTTTAAAAAACATATTATTAGTGTTTATAAGAAAGGTCTCAGACTTACTTTCTGTTGATATATCTTTAAGACCACCCATGTAAGGAATACCAATAGCGCTTGTATCTCTTGTTTTAGTATTTACCATTGGATCTGAAGATTCTTTTACTTCTGCTTCTATCCATTTTAATCCCGCAGAAATTATACCTTCTTCAATATCTTTGTATAGATTTTCGCTATCTGGAATTACATTATTATATACAACTATACCTGGTGCAACTTCTTCTTTTATCATTTTTTACCATTTTCCTATTGGACAAGTTGCTTTTTCTAACTTTGTTTTAAATTTCATTACACAACCACATTTTTTACATTGAGTTGTTAGAGATATAAACTCTGGACAAGCCTTGCATATATTAAGTCTATCAGAATGTAAGTCATCACTAACATATTCTGTGTTCGGATTTAATAAATCCCAAGGTCTTGTATCTCCAAGATTTTGTTTATACTTTTGCCAAGGAGTTAATTCGTCTTTCATAAAATTCCACCCATTCTATTATTAAGATTCTACAATCTCAAATGTTATTGTTGGATTGCTTGATAATGCAGCAATAAGCATATCATTATGTGCCACTCCAATACAATATCCGTTCATTCCATAATACGTATTATTTTTTAAAAACGCAAAAGATATACATCCATCTATGCAATCTCTTATACAAGGCAGCCTGTGCTCTAGCCCTTCTGGAGCAATAAACTCTGATCCATCCCAAACACTAAGTTTGGCTGGAACATAATTCAAATGTGTAATATTTAATATTTCTGGACTATTAGATAAAGCATAATCTTTATTGTGCTTATTATCATCTAAAACAGAGCCATCATCTTTAAGTTCTATTGAATAAAAGATGATTTTATCATCCTCTACATTTAAATAGAAATTTTTTCTTTTCATTTTTTCTCCTTTTTATTATAAAATTCTACCATACTAGTCATCACACCAAACCGAACCGCATGGTGCACACATATATTCACATGGTCCGTACAGGCAGCAAATGCCGCATTCTAGGCATTCAGTTGGTGTAGGGGTTGGGGTTGGTGTTGGTTCAGGAGTTGGCGTTGGAGTTGCTGTTGCTGTATAAGAACAGCAAACATATTGCTCACTACTAGTTCCATTTGAATAATAAACAGTATCTAGTCTCTCTCCACCTTCTGGGCAATAAACATATGATATACAGGTTCCAACTGTTCTACTTGTTTCTGTTACTGGTGTTGGCGTAGGTGTTGGCGTTGGAGTTGGCGTAGGTGTTGGTGTAGGTGTTGGTGTAGGTGTTGGCGTAGGTGTTGGAGTAGGTGTTGGAGTTGGAGCACAACCAGGAATTGGTGTTAGTGATACTCCTCCAGCTACATTATTTGTAAGTCCTGGATCTGCATTATCTTGACAATATGCGTTTCCAAGTGCAACTGCTTCAAGAGCGGATGAGGCAAGTACTGAACCACATTGTGTATCGTCACAAACAAAGTAATAGGTGCTTTGTACTGGAGTAGGTGTTGGCGTAGGTGTTGGCGTAGGTGTTGGCGTAGGAGTAGGGGTTGGAGTTGGTGTAGGTGTTGGCGTAGGTGTTGGCGTTGGAGTTGGCGTTGGCGTTGGAGTAGGTGTTGGCGTTGGAGTAGGGGCTGTACCAGTAATGGCTACGTATGTTGCGACTACCTCTCTCCATTTAGGGTCTGGATTGGTTCCTGTAGTTTTATAAACAATCAGCATGTCACCCTTAATT